GCCGATGCGATTCCTTAACTAATTGTTCGTGATCCTTCACCAGTAATCCCTCCCACTACGCTTCGCTCCCCATGCCGGGGGTGGCACGTGTGCCCATTCTTTCTTACGGAACTCATCCGCACGTTTAAAGAAACCTAATAGCCACTTGATCACACAGCCTCCTGCGCTACAAAGTGCAGCATGGTGAACGGGAGAGATACCGCCGTCTTCCTGCCTTCACGTGGGTAGATCAGTACACGTGTGCCAGATTCCAACCGCATGGCATTGACCGTACCCTTCTCAATGCCTTCAAAGTCATCAAAGACAAAGATGGTGTGGTCATGGATGATGCTCGGCAGGTACTGGAAATCTTCTTCTTGAACCCTGCCATCAAAGTAGATCAGATCAATGCCAATCTTCTTGTCGGCCAAGTTCTTGAACATCTGTGTCGATGACTGCTTGGGGTATTGGAAAATGCCCGTGTCGCTTTGACTTATCTGTATCTGATTGGATACATCGCAGGTATATATCTTTGCTGACGGCATGGCCTCACGCATGGTTCGGGTAGAGACCCCGATGAACGTGCCCACTTCGGCAATAGCCTTCGGCTTAAAGAATGCCACCAATTTATAAAGTTCTACCGCATCGTCGTACGGAACTGAACCAGTGTTGTAGTCTGCGTCAACTCGCAGCCTCTGTTGTTCTTCAATAATCTTTTCGATGGTCTCGTACGGGAAGTCATTTACCTTCTCGTCCATGATACCCCAGAAGATATTGCTAAATCGTTGTCGTCCAATCTGTACCGGATTCATTTTTTAACCCCTGTTTTAAGTGCTGAGTCTTCTCGTTCTTTAAGCATTGCATCTGCAATGACGTAAGACATCTTAGAGACTTCTTCGGGACGTAGTAAGACACCGTGGGATATGAGATATCCCTGCATGGCTTTCGCAGCCATGTAGTCTCGCAGTGTCATGCCGTGACCCCACCACTTTAGACGTTCGCCTTCCAACTGTGGGAAAGCAAACTCATTCTTAGGCTTACCACTCACTTTGCTACCTCAATAAAAACCTTACCAAACCAGACCGTGCCCCGCCTTACCCGACCATGCCCGACCCCACCACGCCACGCCGTACCCCACCTTGCCAGACCTAGCCTAACCCGACCATGCCTCGCTACGCCGTACCAAACCTCACCAAACCCGACCAGACCCTACCCGACCCGACCTGACCCTACCAAACCCCGCCGCGCCGCGCCTTGCCGGACCTGACCCGACCACAAATAAAAATTTCTTGCCAGAGAAACCAAACCCTACCAAGCCCCACCTTACCGCGCCCGACCCCGCCCCGCAGGACCACACCAGATAAAAAATTTCTCGCCAGAGAAACCAAACCGAACCTCACCGCGCCCCACCATGCCCCACCTAACCTCACCACACCCGACCGAGCCACGCCGAGCCTGACCGCGCCACGCCTCATCAAATAAAAATTTCTCGCCAGAGAAACCGTACCCTACCGAGCCATACCCTACCCGACACGACCTAGCCACGCCGCGCCATACCGTGCCTGACCAAACCTGACCTCACCAAACCCGACCTCACCGGGGCGCACCGTGCCAGACCCTACCCAACCTCGCCAGACCGCGCCAGACCTGATCTCAAATTAAACTTCCTTAAAACTCGTCACTCTAAAAGTCCCAAAGGGACCACGTTTCTCTGGCCTAAAATCACCGATACCCATGCTCTCACCCGCTTCATTCAGCAGACGATGTGCGTCCTCAGACGAGAGCATTTGATCATTCAGAATTAAACGGAACTTCGCGCCCCATTTATCGAATCGGGGGCGATAACGCATCACCCGACCCTTGGTTGCAGGGATCGTGACCGGACGGCCATCAACCTCAAAGTTCCCTGCCGGTTTACCGTCTTCACCCAAGATGGTGATGGTGTCTGTGTCAATACGCACAGCAGACGGAACAACAAATTTTAGAGTCTTACGCGAACCGCGCATTTTGTGGTTCACGCCCGCGTTCGCCATCGTTGCAGGGATAGAGAAAGCATTAAAGTAGTATGTTCCATCCTGCGCGATGTAAGCATTCTTCGTCGCCTCGTCTCGCGGATTCATACTATCGACCATCACACGACGGGTCGCCTTGCCTTGCTCTGCCTGTTCCGCAAACTTGTGGATCAAGAGCGGAGTGTTACCACGGATTTCAACTTCAATCGTCTTCATGTTCATTACCTCTGTTTAAGCGCGTTCGCGGATTGCGATTTCGCGTGTCAAATAAAACTGTGCTTTCTTCAAGTCCTCGACCGGATCGGCTCCGACCTTCTTACCGGCGCGGCTCACATACTTCACCACGTTAAAAAGGTAAGCGTTCTCAGTCAGACCTTTTGCTTCTGCGTAGTCTAGAAAGTCTACGCCCCCGACTGTGTAGTGCGGCGGCTTGTTCACAAGATCAGGCTTGTTTTCTAGTACGTTGAGTGCGGCCTTTGTTTCTCGCACCGCCTCCATAATCTTTGATGACTTATTCTTCGACCGCACGGTATACACGTACTGCGGCTTTACCTTTGCGATCTTTGCTATTTCCTTGACCGACTTCCCCGACTGCAACAACTTTAAAATCTGCCTTGACTTCGACATAACTTAATATCTCCTTGCGTAGGTTCTCTACGTTTGTCTCATCTATCACTACTGCGATGCCACCGGCTTTACGTATGTCATCGTGATGCTTCAGTTGAAGCGCGGTGGGCTTTCCACCGTTTGCTTTACACTCTATACCATAAAACAACCCGGCGATACAAATAATAAAATCGGGTGCGCCAGAAGAAGAGAAGCCAGTTCCTATCGGCATCGTGTAGTACGCGCCGAGTTCATTGAGAATCTCCTTCACTCGTTTCTTTACTCGTCCTTCCGGTGTCATGCTCTACCTTCCTATAAATGCCATTAGTTAATGGCATCCCTCTAAGTTCATTTAAAAGTTTTTCGCTGATGACAAACTGATACCACGTGTCATCAAGCCTCCAACCTACATCCTCTAATACTTCGGGGATGTCTACGACCTCAAACGCTTTACTGTCTATTGAATGAATCAACACCAACTTCTCTTTGATCTCGGTTGGCAAGTCCTTGAGCGGGAATTGCCTGTTATACTTTTTATCTACGTAAATAACGAAATGGTCGGACGGCGTTCTCTTCACGTAAACAACCCAATGCCCCGGCCAGATAGCATCTTTAACCGGAGCCAAGGATGTTGGATCGCCCTTCTCCTCGCGCATACATCACCGGGGAAGAAGTAAGCATTGGTTCATATCTACCTCGTCGGTGCTTGATGAGTACGCACCCATCTCCTGCCAGAACGTCGAGATTGTTACTTCGGGAATTATCTGAGCCGATGCTCGGTGTGTCTTCAACATCATTAAAGAGTATTCCAACTGACGCTGATACTCTTCGGGAACCTTACTCAGTGACTTGTACCATTTAAAAGGTACAGTCTCCTTGACGTAGTTAAACCGATTACCGAACGGCAACTCGTCGTCGGCAATGAACTTGTCCATCGCTTCAATCATAGGCTCGGGGCTAATCGCGCCCAGTAGTACGCCGCCGTTAAAGTTGGGGCAATACATCCACTTCTCACCGTCAAAGAAGTCCTTAGACTTGTCGATAGATTCCCTAAATTTATTGCGTTTAGTCGTGTAGTTAGAGTAATGCGTGTCAAATTCTTGACGCATGGACGACGGCATCTCCAACATGGTCACTTCATTCGCTGCCAACTTAGCCAGAAATGTTTGCAGATTCTCAGTCAATTTGTTCATCGGAAACTGTGGCTGCGAACTGATGCCGTGTCCGTAGTTTCTGTCAATAAGATCATCAACGATGTCACGCAACTTTGTGGACAAACCGTTTTGTGCGTTACCAATACTTCTAATCAACGAGTCTGCGGCATCATGCGACGATTCTGGTTTGAGTTTACTCTGCAAATACCGGGGGTTCGCTGTACCTATTTGATGGCGGGTAGCACCGACATTGAACGCACCCCAAGGGGTATATAAGTTTAGCGTACCCCCGTCTCCGACTTTGCCGGTAATACTAAATTTGCAGATTTTCATACCAAGAGAAGAGACCATCTCTATTGCATAGACTTGCCCGGTCTGGAATGTTTCCACGTGACCGATAAATGCCTTGCCACCCGAATAGTTGTAGACACAAGCAACGCTGCCAAACAACGGGCTTGTAGTAACTGCTTGAACTAGATCGTGAGGCAATGGGTTGTACTTCTCCTTGAAAAACAAATCACCCACATTGAACTTAACCTTCTCCTTCTTCGCCATGACTGCTACCTCTTAACTGATGAAGATATAGAAAACTAATACACCAAACAGACAACTAAAGAAGCCATGCCGGAAAGCAGAGTAATACACTCTCTTCACTTCATAGTTTACCTGTCTTATCAACTCTTCGTCGCTCATGCTCTTTCTCCTTACGCTTTCATCACCACACGCTTGTTACCGTTCGGCGGCACGAATGACTCGCGGCCACCCTCTTTGATCACCCAGATCGACGGGATCGGGGTCTGCCATGTCACCGGGTCTTCTACGTAACCGTCCGTGAACACGATCATGCAGTCTGCGTTAATACGATTCTTAACGATGTAGTCACTGACACAGCCCGCACGAGTACCGCCACCACCCAAAGGCTTGAGCATCCGATTGATCTCTGAGTAGTTACCCTCAAAGACTTGCTCACCATGCACCTCGGTGTCCCACCACAACACACGGATACGCTCGGGCGGCAAGGTATCGCACAGTTCTTGGATACGTGATGCGACCTTGGCAATGTCCTTGTTGTTGATCGACCCTGACGTATCGACCGCCAGAATGACCTCACCGATTGTTTCGTTGATCGTGCTAGGCAGATAGTGTCCATCGGCTAAACGATTCTTATTGAACCGCCGCCATGTGAACTCATCCGACCCGCGCACATTGGCAGTCCAGAAGTCCTGCAACACCTCGCGCCAATCAATCTCGGGCTTCATCAAATCTTGAATGGCTCGGGGAATGTTCGCCCCAAACCGACCGGCCAACGTACCACCTTGGTGTATGGCTTCATCAACCTTGCTACCCAATTTCTCCAAATCACCCGGCTCCATGCCTTCGACTAGATCATCTCCATGATCATCGAACGATTCTTGTGGACGACCTCCGCCGCCTCCCTGCTCTTGCTCTTGTTTAAGATAGTCATACACACGACGGACAGACCAATCGTGGAACATCGGATCGTAGTAACAACCCGCCGGTAACTTGCACAACTTCTTGTCTTGAATGTTTGTGATGATGTCGTTCACCACATAGTCCATCGCAATGTTGGCTAGTTTCTTGTCTTTCTTCATCAAGTCCTTGTGACGGGGAATGTGCTTGAGCATCACGTGCAGAGTCTCATGCAGCACAACACCGGCAATCTCTTCGTCAGTCAGTGTCTCCAAAAACTTTCTACCGTATCGTTTGTTCAAGCCATCGGTGTACGCTGTCGGACACTGCCGCTCGTCATCAACAAGGGAAGTCTCACCCATTAGGATGACACCGCCGTATAAGCAAGTCTCAGGATGGCGAATTAGTTTAATGTTCGCCTTCTTCAACCGCGTTTCTAGATCGACTTCACGCACGACTGCGTTCATAACTCCACCTCACTTTGTTTGACTATGATCTTGTACCCAAGTTCCTTGATCATGAACAATTCCCGCCGACTAAATGTTCGTCGATGGGACAGCCTCGCCAGAATCGTTGACTTAGGACACTCTGGATAAAACCTTTCTGTGCCATAGACCTCACGCTTGGTGATGACTATCTGCATTTGATCGTCATTCATTAGTCTCTACCTCAGATTAAAAGTTCAATGTTCTTCATGCCCCATGCTCGTAACTCATCGTTGTTACGTGCCAACTTCGCGGTGCGCTTGGACTCAAACACCATCGAGTTGAAGCAAGCCTGTATTTCCTCAGACTTCAACCGCTTCACAAACTTCATGAACGATGTGAGTTCATCCTGCGTGTCGATGGTATCGACCGCATTGAACATGGCGTGGAACAGGACTGCCGGGTTCGTCGGTATCGCAATGTTCTCGGGGTCAGCCAGAATGTCAGCGACCTTGAGCCACTCCTTCTCCATCTTCATAAACGCATCGACCGACTCGGCAAACGCACCACCACAAAGCCCGGCCAGTGCTGCCTTCGTCACGTATTGACCTAACTTGCCAGAGTTGTTCACAACCTCATTAGCACCGACCAACGACCGGGGCGTAACGAATGATGTAATGGGCTTGGCCGGGTCAAAGATGTACGGGTTCTGCTCCTGCCCACCATCAAGATACGACGCGAGACACGACGGATTCATGGCAACCCATGTACGAATGATGCGGGAGATACCATTATCAGTTGCCCACAGATTCCAACGCCGGGCATCGGGCTTACGCACATTGATCACACACAGACGATTCAACACGTGCGCCGACAGCGTATCGCCAACACCGTCAGAGGAATTATTACCCGTTGCGAACACGATAGATCCCGCTGGCAGTTTCACATCACCGACCGTTCGCTCAAGCATCAACCGGGTGAAGATAACTTGCAGCAACTTGTTCGCCTTGCTCACCTCGTCAAGCATGATGATCTTGGGCTTCGGGCTGTCCAACTTGAACAACTCCGACACGTAAGACTCCAACGATTTAGTCTGATGGTTCGGTATCCGCATCACTACGTCGGACACATCCAACACCGGGCAGTCTGCATAGATCGGGTCATACTCGTTACCCAAAATCTGTTTAACCATAGTCAACACCGTTGACTTGCCGATACCCGGCTCACCGCGCAGCATCACCGTTCGATGATGACCAATCGTTGCGATCAAGTTCGGGATATCACTCAGTTCAACAGGGTTGTTGAAGTTGATTGTCTTGTTAGCCATGTTTGCTACCTCTCGTTATGCCATTGGTTAATGGCGTTAATAATCCACACAGTCATCACATTGTTCTGAGGCTTCCGTCAGTACTTTGACCGCCTCCTCGATGGCAAGTTCCTCCTTCTCAGACAGATTCTTGCCCTCGACCACCCACAACACCTCGGCCAGTGCCGACATCAATTTCTTTTCTAACAGGGTCATACGCTCACCCCGAATGTCTTCAAGATGTCATCAATAGATTCTTTAATCACGACACGCTTCGTGTCTGAGTTACGCAGTTCGTCGATGGTGGTGTTACCCAGTACCTTCTCAAGTGACGACCGCGCTTGCTCCAACTTGGGGTCTTCTACGAGATTAAAGTTACGGAACGTATCGCAAAGCTCACGGGCGCGTTCCAACGTAGAGTCATACAGTCTTCGACGACGCACCTTCACCTCGCCGTTGTCACCCACCGTTGTCTCGGTCTCGCAGCAATAACTGATCGACTCCATCACCTCGATCAACTGCTTCGTCTGCTTGCCCAAGATATCCTCGACCATGCGCTTCGCTTGTTTCTCGTAGTGCGTTGCCATGTCATCAAGCAAGTCCTGTGCAATCTTGCAACGGAAGTCCCCGGTCGGAACCTCGCTCTGCACCAGATCAACAGAGAACTTGTAACGCAACTCGGCTGCATCGGGATACTCTGATCGGTCGAACATATCGCCTTGCACAAACGCCATGTTGCTCACGATGGACGGATACTTGTTCAAGAAGTCTTCGACCAATTCATAAAACTTCTTCTCATGCTCACGATATTCTTTATGGAATCGTGCGATGTTCACCACGGGTAGTAGGCGTTGCGATCCCGCCCAGTCATACGTGCATCGCTGCACCCAGTTGTACATCGTCTGCCGATAGTTCAAGACCGCCTTGTGTTCGGCATTGTTGGCAAGAAGATTCTTAACGAACTTGCCACTGTCCTTGCTCGCTTTCTTAGCGAGCGTCACCTCGTCGCTGATCTGCCGATCCTGCACCGTCGCATTCCATACGTGCGACTCGACTGACACAAGCACACACGCAGATGACAGGGAGATGATGTGTTTCGGCTTGTTCAGAATTGTCTGACTCATTTCCATGATTGCTACCTCTGGTTGTTATGCCATTACTTAATGGCGTTTTGATTGTTCAAACGATCTAGTCTGTATTGCAGATACCTACGAAACGCATTCTCTACAAATATCTTAGACCGCAATTCTTCGTGTAAGTTCCGTAGTTTTTTCAACTCTTCTGTGGATTTCTCAATCCGCTCGGTTAAATCTTCAACGGTGTCTTTGATTATGTCTTGCTCGTTCATCACCAAAAGCCTCAAGAAACCAATCATTCATGTTGTTACCCTGCTCGATGATCCAAGCCTCTTCCGCTTGCTCAGACTTCCACTTGTTACGCTTGGCCTCGATCTTGCGGAGTAGAACTTCTAAACCTTTTGCTATGTGTTCGGGTTCGTTCATTCGCCAATCTCCTGCACTGCGGTAAGTTCGGCATCCATCCACTCGTATTCCTCTTCAGATACGTCCGTATCTGCGTCATACCAATCGGTATCGCGGAATTTGTCGCAAGCCTCTTCTTGGTTGTCGGCTTTAACGTATACCGTCTTCACTGCAAACATCGTGACGGGGACGGTGAAGGTATAAAGTTTCTCGCTCATCTCACGCCTCCTTCTTTGTCGGCTTGAACAAGTCTGCAAAAGATTCAGAAAACGAAAAGTCATCTCCCGGTACGATCATCGCGTCATCTACCCATATCGCAGATGCACCCGACTCGTCGTAAACCTCGTCAAGACTCATCATCTGTGACACCCGACTCACTATCTCGTCTGCTTTGAATCCATCGGGACTATCTACATCATCAAACTCAAACATCACCATCACTTGCAATTTCTTAGCCATCTTCATGTCCTCGCGTACTTGTTTAGTTGTTTCAACATCTCTTTGTCACGCACGACACCATACGCACCCTTGTGCGCTGTGATCGTCACGCACCACTTCACTTTCTTCGCATCTGCCTCGCCACAACGTAGGCAGGTAATGAATCCCACCTCGACGCGCTTGGCTGCGACCTCTTCTGTTCGACACGCTACGCACCACATAGTTGCGCTACCTCCATGCCATTACCTAATGGCATTACTCTCTGAAAAACTTGGCGGTCATGGCCGTCATGCCTACGACACCTGCCGTAAACGCAATCAGGTATAACCAATTACCACCCGGTATAAGTTCGACTAGGGCAACCGTGATTAAGTTCACGCAGCACCCAAACAACACCAACTCTGAAAACTTCTTAACCCTTGCCTCGCGGCGACGGCGACCTGTGCTAGGCCATTTGTAGTCTTTACG